GCTGCCCAATCAAGCAGATTCGTCAGATTCAATGTCATAACAATCCTCATTTTCAAATGTGCTCATAATTTCTGCAATCTCTTCTACCAGCCCTTCTGGGTCATAGGAAATGCCTTTAGTGTCAATCGGTGAAAAAACTCCTAGGGGCATCAGTCCTTTACCCATTCTGTCATCAGGAGTGAAGAATGTAAAAGAGTTTGTATGCGGAGAATAGGCGTATTGTACTCGTCTTTTGTAGATAGGTGATTTACCTAACATTGTTTTGATAAGTTCGTCTTTACTCAAGTCCTAACTCCTTCCAAGTTGCTCCTTCAACAGAGCAGGTAACATCCCCATATGTATTGACTGCATAAGAGCTACCAATATCATAAGGTTTACCCATTTGGTAGAGGAAGTGAGAGGCTGCTTCTGCAACACTCTCAAATTCTTCCGTCCAACCATCTAGATCGTCTATAGATCTAAAGTATAGTGTTATCACTATTTACGCCTTTTGTTTAGTGCTTCTTCACGAGCTTTACGTTTCGCAATAGTCTGTGGGATCGGCCCAGCATTGATCTTTAGAATAAAATCAGTAATCGCCTTAAAATCATGCTGTGGCTCAGTGATAATCTCACCGTTTTTAACCTTGAGTCCACAAGGAAGTGTTACACCTTCATACGACATTCTATTTGTTCCTTTGCTTTGTTATAAGTTTCTAATCTTTTTTGATACTCTGCCTCGCTGAGTTTGTGCCAACCAATGCACTTCCCAGAAGGTGATCTACCACAATAACATCCTGTTGTTGCCATTTATCTTTCTCCAAATAGTATGTTTGCTTTAACATTAATTACATCCCAGTTAATACCAATACAAGCATCATGCTTGTGCTTGAGATTGTGTAGCACATCTCTAGCTTGTTCATCGGTCAACCACTTGCACTGCTCTTTTACATCATCAATATGCCAAACAATGCTGATCTCGTCATCTTCTTCATCAGGGTCACACACATCAATGTCTGCACTACCAAAATCAAAACATTCTGCAGCATATGCTCCAGCATCATCTTCATTGTCTGCCTCAACATCTATCGTTGAGCTGATTGTCACTCGATATGTATTCATTTGCCTCTCCTAAAAAGAGTCTATCAAGTCACGAATAGACTTTTCAAGATCCTCGTTTTCATTCTCAATCATAGTGATTTGATCTCTCAAAGCTTCAACTTGCTTCTTTCGTTCGTTCATCACATCACCAAGTTCGCTAAGTACTACAGATAACTTGCCAGCTAGATTTTCGCCATCATCCATCTACTCGTCCTCCGTCATATCAACAATTATATCATCAAACAATTTCTCTACCTTGCTGAGTTCTTCAAGTCGATGAGCTTCTGCCTCAGCTGCTGCAATAATCTCACTCTTAAAAAACTCAGGTAGATAGTAAGGTGATTCACGCCAATCAGCAGTAATAATAGCCTCATACCCAAACAAACACGGGACAATTTCATAATCCATATTGAAGAAGTTTGGTTCATCATCCTCAAGTACAACTTCAATATGCATTTGTGGAGTAAAATCTACCTCAATTACGTCACCCATTGGACTCTCCTAACTGATCTGCAATGAACTGCTTAACTGTTTCTTCGTCTGCTGAAACATAGTAATCAAACATTTCATCTACGGCAAAGTTCATAAGTGTGGTCATGTCCCAGCTGTCAACACACCTCTCAACTGCTTCTTCAAGCTTATCTTCAAGCTGTTGATCCATACCACAAAGCCTCCATTTCTTCATATTCGTCATGCCAAGCATCGTCTAGCGCACAACAAATTGCCTCTTGTGGAGACAACTCATCCTCATGATAATCTCGCCAGTTAGCGTCAGGAAGGTCATCAGTGGACAAACCAAAGTGTAAAACGCAGAGCTTGTCAACTTCACGCTTCCAAGTATTGAATTTAGTATCATTTACTACTCTCATGCTCTATCTCCCATCATTGCATCGTTGATTACATTAGACATCATGCACTCATGCTCATCTTCCTCTAATTCAGAAGCTGCATCGTATGCAAACCTGTAAACATATCGAGCTACAGCAAGTCGCTCAATAAGAACTTCGATTCTGTCCCAGTTATAAGCAAGCTCTACTTCCCTGAGTCGATTCTCAAGGTCAGATACTTGCTGTGAATGTGCCTCAGCAACTGCGAACAATTGCTCAGAAGTGGTGCAGTTGCGGATAATTGTGATGTCGTGATTCAATGTCATTTGCCTATCTCCTCATTTTCTGTAAACAGTATAACAAAGAGATAGGCAGTCAGCAAGTTGAAAGTTTTAGTAAGAAAATCTAAGAGTACTAATCAGGTTGATCCCAGTTGTGATCACAGTACACTAAGATGCCAAGACCTCCCCGCTGATTCCATCTTTTAATAGTCCATCTTTTGTCATCATACAGTACATCTCCTGGATTACAAAAAGGTAACTTATCTTCAGCTGTAGGTACAATATTGATATGCTCACGCTCAAAACCATGCTGCTCTAACCACCATAGTTTGTTTCCATAAACAACCTCTGCCTGTTCTGGTGTATAGTGTGAACCCATAGCAGTTAGAATTTGACAGTTGTTGTAGGTTTGATTTTCCGTTTTATAAAGATCTATAAAGTAGTCTGCATTTGCTGTTAGCGGAGCAGTACGAAAGACTTGTTCATAGTGTTCGTACATGAACTTTGAAAGATTGCCATCACCACGATTACACAAATTACCTGTCCAGCCTAATACTTTAAGACCAGCCTCAAAATCTGCAATCACCCCGTCTACATCTAAATAAATCATCCAAATATCCTTGTAAATATTTCTGCAAGAAACGTGTAAATAACTACAGCAAATGTACCCATACAAAAAGCCATTACAAGTATTTCTAGTCCGTCATGTTTTTCATACCAATCTAATATTTTTCTAAACACTACCTGCTATCTCCCAAGGTAAATTATCAATGTTTTCAATATCAATTATACCGCAAATGTATGTTTCAGATTCTTGGGGTTCAAAGCCGTTCTCCATTAGCCAATCCCACCAATCATCAGAGTCCTCTATAATTTCTTTAAGTTCTGTTTGTTGTTCTTCAGTCCAACCCGATTTGAAAACACGGATGTCTCCCCAAACTCCGTCCCAAGTATCATTCATTTCAAAGTCTGTAAGGTCTGAAATTTCAAACTCATCATAAATATTGTTTTCTTCACAATACTTGTTATGATCTTTTAACGCCTGCATTTCTTCGTCTGTCACATCAGCGAAGAAAGTACCCCATCGCCAACCCTGCTCATAGTGTATCCATACCCCTGTTTCTTCGTTGTGGAAAAACTCAATATCGAAAACAGATTTCTTATATGTAGGTTCTATTTTAATTAGTGTCATTTTAAACCTCTATTCTAAATTGATAAGTGATATTTTTATCTTCAGATTCTTCTATGTAAGTTTCCATAGAAGGATGATCTTCTACTTCACAATTACACCAAGGATCTGTAATTACCACAGTATTATTGCGAAACATAATATTACCAGCATGAAGATCTATTTTACGAAAACTGGCAGTGTCTTCATAAGGTACTGCTTCTTCATCCTCAGAGGTAAAGCAATCTGTTTGATTGATAAGCATGTCTGTGAGATGAAAAAACGAATCAAACCCCCACGGAAACAAATCATATTGATACTCTTCCCACTCTTCTTCAAAATCTGTTTGAGACTTTTCACCTAGTATCAACTCGGAGATTGAATTAGCTAGGTCGTATCTACTGACTTCATCAGTATCAAAGTCAATAGGATCAGGGGTAAGTTGCTCCATAGTAGCTACATAGTATTCATTTGCATGATCAATGTGCATATTATGTATTGAAGGTGTATGACAGTTCTCACCAAGAGGCTTAGAAAGTTCAATATAATCAAGCCAAGGATCATAAGTGGTATTACCAATTTTAATGACCTTGCACTCATGAGGTTTGCCATGTTGAAGCACAGCTGAATATACACCTGCTCCAATGATTGCGTTACCTGCTTTAGCTGTATTTTTTAGAACCTTATATGCTGCTGCCATTGCCTACTCCTATAATAAAAATACTACTCGTGTTCTCCGCCTGGATCATTCGGATCTAACATTACTTTTTTACCATTGATCCACATATGTCCTCTTGTGCGACTTACAGAATGATAACCATCCGAGCGCAAGCTAAAAAGTGATGGATTATTTTTTGCAACAGCAAATGTTCCAACTGTGATTGCAATAGCTGCCAACACAATGACGTGTGCAATAGCAGTAATACCAAACATCCACATGCTACCAAAGTAACTGCTAAACACAATACACCACATCCAAGCTAATACTTGCATAACCATATGTCTAGTGTTCAAATCTGGGATATGTCTCAGAGGATTTTTATTGTGATCCATCACAACATTCCAACTATTTACTACAAATGTTCTCACTGGATAAACTCCTTTTTCAAATGTTACTCTCAGAGGATAGTGAGCATCCACTGTGTCTCTAAAATCAATGGCTTCGTACTGATCTACAAAGTAACGAACCACAACTTGATTCTTAAAATACGCTTTGATACGATACATAACTTAACAGTTATCAAATAGTTCTGAATACTCACGATTGAGAATTGTACCATCTATAAGAACCATTAAAGTACGAAGTTTTCTTATTTCGTCTGTAGTAAGTTTCTCAATTTGTTTCACGATATTTGCGTCTGATGAATCTTGTGCTATAGAAACAAGAGCATTCTCTAACACTTTATATGTATAAGTCATGTCAACACCTCTTAATTAGTAATAAATACCCACTGTACGCCATTCTCAGATGAATCGCCAACCTTAAAATTGCCTGCTTTGCTCCAGTCAATCTGTGCTAGATTTAATTCATTGTTGAGATCTTGTCTAAATTTTGAGATGTTATCAGTAGTTTGTGAACTGTGAATTGCGTTGGGTTCGTCATTATCTTGAAGATAGTGTGCGCCTGCTGCCAATGCAGCAATGATTGCTAGTACTTCCATATTCTTGCTCCTTTTGAGTAATTATGACTAAATATAGCAAATAAATAGGCATTGAGCAATTATGAATCGGGTTTTGTAGGAAGGTGAGAATATCTCACACCATCTTTATCAAAGTAGTAAGGTGTGTTTTTATGGCTATAAACTAATTTTGTTTTATGATCAAAAACAGTTCGGTGAATTTCTACTTTACCTATATTAGTTGCAGTGAACGGTGTTTCCCATTTTTGCCAGTTTTTACCGAAGTGTTTTTCTAACATTTCAAACGGTTTTGCAGGTAATTGAACAACAATGTCTCTATACACAACTGTTTGAGTAGGAAAAATTAAATCCTTATCCCAATGCATAGAAAGTTTTTCTGGATCAATACCTCTATCATCTGCCATAATTATATAGGAAGATGCCTCAGAAATATAGTTACCACAGTCTTTGTAAAGATAACAATCTAATCTCCTACCTTCAAACTCTAACCAAAGATGATACTCATCATCTCGTAAGACATCAAAATCTGAAAATTCTTCCCTGATTTGGTTTTGACATTCAATAGGGAAAAGCAGATCAATGTCAATATCGTCTACATGCAGATCATATTCTTGTGCAATAGACCATAAAGTACCATTATAGATTATATGTGGTATATTTTTTAGTCTTGGCATAACTAAATCGTAAAAATCGTTAATTGAAATCATTTTAATATTGTAGCATAATTTGTTATAAAAGCAAGAAAGGAGTGGACTTGCATTGTCCACTCCTTCAAGAGCATTTAGATCGTGATGATCAATCAATAGGATCAACTTCGTGTCAGACAAGGTGTAGGTTGTACCGCCTACATAGGCTTGTGATCCTGACTTAAGATTTTGCTTTATCACATTATGGTAGTGAAGTGTCGGTAGACCACCCTGTGTTGTTGATGTCATGTATAATAGCCAACAAAGAAACTATGTTAGGAAGCACTCCAATTATGTGATAGCCTCCCCTTGACGGTGACTCAGTATTAGTAACCCCTGAGGTACGGTAACTTCTCTAGATGCGCATCTAGAGTAGTGTTGTTGGGCAGAGCCTGTAAATAAACACAGGTTGCACCTTCTCCATAGATCCAGCATTTCGCGTAATTGCAGGCGGTGCTGGGTGCGCCTTGCTTCTCTCAACCTAGTACTATGCTTTACAGCCAACGGCACTGAGAGAAGAAACTGTGCCTACTCCCGAAAGAGTAGGGCTTGAGCAGTAGCTTAGTTAGCTACTACTGAGATCAGCCGTGATAGTGCTGCTTTCGTAGCACCTTCGAAGCCAGAGACATCGAATCCGCTAGACTCGATCTCACGCAAGATTTCCTTCTTAGAAGGACCTTCCTGCTTTGCAGCCGCCTTCTTAGGAGACGCCACATAAACGCCCTCACGGACGAGTTTAGAACGGACAGAACGAACAGTTTTATCCAGTTCAGCGGCAATTTGGTCGAGACCATCGTTGCCAAGCTCCTCATACATAGCGACCAAAGAGTCAACCATTTCTGGAGAGTAGTTAGTAGTCTTTTGGGTTGCTTCAGCCATAATTCACCTCATTAGCTCTGAAACTTGGTGGCAATAGTCAGAGGCATTGCCATTCCCTCATTTTGTAAAACAATATTAACAAATAAATAACCTACAAGCAATCGAAAAATCATGGGGAAGACTGTGTTCTCTACTAGCGAAGGTTGTTTTGAATGGCGCCTAGTGCTTATACACATCGTGGGCTTCTCTTGCGTTCGATACTAACAGGACTTCCCCTGAGACTTTGCGGAGGGTTTTTTTAAGAAGGTTATCCCTTACCTCAACTTCTAAAAACAGTATAATGAAAAATTATGCAGAATGCAAACAGAATGTAAACTTGTGAAGTCCCAACACAGCCCCCAGTAACCCGCCTGTTGAGTGAACTCTCCAGATCTTTGTTAGTATGGTTCTGGTAATCACCAATCTATACTAACTCTAGTTCAGAGTCCTTGCCAATAGGGTGCTCAACTAAGTGGTGGTAGGCGACAGCCACGAAGGAGCACTCCCGATGAAAGAGTGGGGGGTGTTTTTTAAGTCGTTCCCCCTGCCCCTCACAGAGCCGACTGCACTGTTGCGCGTTGTGCAATGCGCCTAGTCCCGCGTGTTTTTACAAGCAGCCTTCTAGGTGGGGCTTGGGAATCTTAACACCGTGCCTTGCGTCTCGTTGTCGGAGAGATCCGGCTCGTGCCCAGAGCGAGGGTCGAAAATGTGATGCAGGGCGAGACGCATTCCGTGACTCCGTTGGATCATTGACCGACTTTAACTTTCGCAGTTCAACCTGTAAAACAACCTGATTTTGCTCGGAGGATGATCCCTCATCTCATTTTCTATATAGATATTATCAAAAAATTAACGGCTGGGCAATCAAAAAGTATAATTTTTAAGAGTGGTGCGCCTTTTTATGTACTAAATCGCAGTACCGTTTTACTACACGCTCATCACGCAAAGGACACCCACGCTTCAACCACTGAAAACGCTCATTCCATGTAGCTCTATGAGTTACGCCGTTTTCTTGTACTACTTTAAGGGTAAAAAACTTCCAGATCATGTAAATGCTCCTTTTTTGTTTTAGAGATATAATTTATCTTAAAAAGGAGCATTTAGCAATCATGAATTAATATCTGAAAAGACCTCTATACAGAAAATTTGAGATTATTTTAGAAAATCAAACCATTGGGTGTTCAAACAACTTACCCAAGTTAGTAAGATTATCATCAAGTCCTAATGTTCTATACGCCATCCAGATCATTGCCTGGTTACTGCTTAGTACATATTTACCTGTCAAACGTTCTACTTCAGTAATAACATTGATTGCAGGAAAAGCTGCACATGTCATAAAGATTGCATCAACATCCTCTTCCGCAACTTCTAAACAAGCATTTATCATTGTTTCGTCTGATATACGTGCAATTTCATAGTCACGTGGACAATCCATGCACACAGTTTTTACAACGTCAATACCGCTTGCTTGAAAGTGGTCTCCAACACTATCACTTACTTCAGCATTGTATGGAGCAACAAGTCCCATACGTTTTGCACCAATAGCTTCCATACCAGTAACTCCTGCAAGTGCTGGGTTAATTACGGGTACCCCTGGGCGTCCTAAATTAATATTTGCACATACAGTTTCGTTACCCAAATTAGT